GGCGTGATTGCCCGGAAAGAAACAAATGAACCGCGAACAGATCCTAAGCACCGCAACCCAATACATCACAAAGGACAGAGCAGCCACGCATGGGAATGCAGAAGACACGTTTGCCAACATCGGCGATCTATGGGGCTGGTGGATGGCAGGGCGCGAAATCCCCACATTCAATGACTTTGACGTTGCCATCATGATGACCTTGTTCAAGATCGCCCGCATCAAAGGCAACCCAGATCACATCGACAGCTATATCGATGGCGCAGGCTATCTAGCACTGGCAGGGGAAATCCAATGCATGGAGCGCTAGACCGCCAGAAGGATGAGCAAATCCTCATGGCGCTGCACCTCGTCGAGAATGTAGGACTAACCCACAAGGACGCAGCACATCTGGTTGGCATGACCAAGAACGCCTGCATCGGGGCAATCAATCGGGTGCGCAACGAAGAGACAGGCGTTCACAGCATCATCAGAAACCCAGCCAACAAAGACCGCAGCCAAAAGCCGCTGTGGTGGTTTGATCCAACGTCTGAATTCGGGTGATCAGTGATTGATAAGGTTGCCAGATTGAAACAGCACCCAAACTGATGTAAGATGCCGCAGCGACCGACACCGCTATGTGTCGAGATGAGGATGTCATGGCTGGCGGTAGACCTACAGATTACACACCCGAGATCATCAAGGCTGCTTGGGATTATGCTAAAGGCGGATGGATCGCAGCAGGTGACAGAGTGCCATCAGTTGCGGGTTTAGCGTGTGAAATCAACGTAAGCAGAGAAACCTGTCATGCTTGGGCTAGGGAAGAAGGCAACGAGTTTTCTGACATCCTCAAGCTAATCTCTCGAAAACAAGAGCGTGAGTTGTTGAATAATGGCCTGTCTGGTGACTTCAACTACTCGATCACCAAGATGATGCTTTCCAAGCACGGCTACTCTGACGCAACGAAGCAGGAACTGTCTGGGCCATCAGGCGGCGCAATACCAATCGAGATCAAGCGGACCATCGTTGATCCGGCACCATGAACCTAAACATCAACACGCCACGCTGGGCTGTTCCAATCCTCAAGAAAGAACACGCCCGCTACATCGGCGCATTCGGTGGGCGTGGATCTGGCAAGTCAACCTTCTTTGCGGAATGGATCGTTGAGCGCTGCGTGATGAAGCGCACAGATGTGGTCTGTGTTCGTGAGGTGCAGAGGTCACTAAAGCAATCCGTCAAGAAGCTGATCGAGAACAAGATCCAAGAACTTGGCGTTGGGCATATGTTTGAGGTGCAGCTGGCCGAGATCAAATGTCCGCATGGTGGCGTAATCATCTTTCAAGGGATGCAGAACCACACAGCCGACAGCATCAAGTCGCTCGAAGGCTTCGACATCGCTTGGGTGGAAGAAGCGCAGTCAATCAGCCAGTTCTCGCTAGACCTTCTGCGCCCAACAATCCGCAAGCCCGGCTCGCAGTTGCTGTTCAGTTGGAATCCACGCTACGAGGACGACCCAGTTGAGACGCTGCTGCGTGGCAACAACGCGCCGACCGACAGCATCGTGGTCGAGGTCAACTATTCCGAAAACCCGTGGTTTCCAGACGTTCTGCGCGACGAGATGGAATACGATCTGCGCCGCGATCCAGACAAGTATCTGCACGTTTGGAAGGGCCAGTATGTTCGCAACAGCGAAACGCGGGTGTTTAAGAACTGGGTGATTGAAGACTTTGAAGCCCCACCTGATGCTGTCCATCGTTTCGGTGCAGACTGGGGCTTTGCATCTGATCCGACAGTATGCGTTCGCTGCCACATCATAGGCCGCAAGCTATACATCGACTATGAGGCGTATCAGGTCGGCTGCGAGATCGTTGACACGCCATCTCTGTTCATGTCCATCCCAGAGGCTGAGAAATGGCCTATGGTGGCTGACAGCGCACGGCCTGAGACGATCAGTCACATGCGCAAGAACGGCTTCCCCAAGATACAATCAGCCGTCAAGGGTGCGAAGTCTGTTGAGGAAGGCATTGAGTGGCTGAAGTCGTTTGACATCGTTGTGCATCCACGATGCAAACACACGATTGACGAACTGACGCTGTATAGTTTCAAGACAGATCAGATGACGGGCAAGATTCTTCCCGTGCTGGATGACCGCGACAACCATGTGATCGACGCGGTGCGCTATGCTCTGGAAGGGGCGCGGCGGGCCAACGTCCAGCAGAAGCCAAAGGCCCGCCCAGTGGTCACAATCATGCCGATGGCAAGGTGATTGTTTTATCCGCCAAAAGCGCCTATAATGGCGCGGAATGAATTGCGAGGAACAACTGTGGCAAGAGTGACCAAAAGTGAACGCCTTGCAACAGTGCATGAAGATGCGCTGCAACAGTTCAATGACATTCAAAGCGCCATGCGTGAAGGCCGTCTGCAATGCCTTGAGGATCGTCGCTTTTATTCCATTGCCGGGGCGCAGTGGGAAGGCAACCTAGCCGAGCAGTTCAACAACAAGCCGCGCTTTGAAGTTAACAAGATCCACCTGTCGGTGATGCGGATCATCAACGAATACCGCAACAACCGCATCACTGTGGACTTCGTTAGCAAGGACGGCACATCAGACGATAAGCTGGCCGACACCTGCGATATGCTATTCCGCGCAGATGAGCAGGACAGCGGCGCCGATGAAGCCTATGACAACGCTTTTGAGGAAGCAGTTGGCGGTGGCTTTGGTGCGTTCCGTCTGCGCACTGAATACGAAGATGAATACGATTCCGAGAATGATAACCAGCGCATTCGGATCGAACCGATCTATGACGCCGACACGACTGTGTTCTTTGACATGGATGCCAAGCGCCAAGACAAGAGTGATGCCCGGCTATGCTATGTCCTGACTGCTATGACGCGGGAATCGTATAAGGCCACATGGAGCGATGACCCAGATACATGGCCGCACGAAATCCACCAGAACGAATTTGATTGGTCAACGCCTGACATGGTGTTTGTGGCAGAGGTTTTCCGCGTTGAAGAAGCATCGGAACTGATCCGCACGTTCCGATCCATTGATGGTGAAGAAACCCGCTATAGCGAAAAAGACTTTGCCGACGATCCAGAACTTGAGAACATGCTGACGGCCACGGGTCAGGTCGAGGTGCGCCAGAAGCGTGTGAAGCGCCGCAAGGTGCATAAATACATTATGAGCGGCAACAGCATTCTGGAAGACAGCGGCTATATCGCCGGGTCTGAAATCCCGATTGTGCCTGTCTATGGCAAGCGCTGGTATATCGACAACATCGAGCGCTGCATGGGCCACGTTCGCATGGCCAAGGATGCGCAGCGCCTCAAGAACATGCAGCTATCCAAGTTGGGTGAGATTTCTGCACTGTCCACGACTGAAAAGCCGATCTTCGCAGCCGAGCAAGTGGCTGGCTATGAGATGATGTGGGCAGAGGACAACCTAAAGAACTACCCCTATCTGCTGATCAACACCATGACGGATGCCAACGGAAACGAGGCACTGGCTGGGCCTGTGGCATACACCAAGCCACCGCAAATCCCGCCCGCACTGGCTGGCCTATTGAATATCACCGAGCAAGACATCAGCGATCTGTTGGGCAACCAGCAGGCTGGTGAGCAGATGGTTTCCAACATCTCTGGCAAGGCCGTGGAGTTGATCCAGAGCAAGATTGACATGCAGACCTATATCTACATGTCGAACATGGCCAAGAGCATCAAACGCGCTGGGGAAATCTGGCTCTCGATGGCCCGCGATGTGATGGTCGAATCGGGGCGCAAGCTAAAGGGTGTCGGCTCTCAGGGCCAGATGTCCACAGTCGAACTTGCCAAGCCTGTGCTGAACCAAGAGACAGGCGCGGTGGAATACGAAAACGACCTAAGCAAAGCCAAGTTTGACGTTGCTGTTGAGGTCGGGCCATCGTCGGAATCAAAACGCGCTGCCACTGTTCGGTCGTTGATGGGAATGATGCAACTGGCAACCGATCCAGAGACGCAGCAGGTGCTTGGCTCGATGGCAATGCTGAACATGGAAGGCGAAGGCATCTCTGACGTGCGCGACTTCTTCCGCAACCGCTTGATCAAGATGGGCGTGGTTAAGCCTACGCCAGAAGAGCAACAGGCATTGCTTGAGGAACTGCAACAGGCGCAGTCACAGCAACAGCCCGATCCGCAGGCGCAGTATCTGCAGGCAGCAGCAATGGAAGCGCAGGCCAAAGCAGGTCAGGCGCAGGCCAACACAGCATATACCTTGGCACGGGCTGAAGAGACCAAAGCCAAGACCGTTGAGACGCTCGCTGGCATCCAGCAGAAAGAGCGCGACAGCGTATTGAACACGGCGAAGGCACTTCAAG